CGAACTTAGAGAAAGAATTAACAGCCTTATTCGTAAGGTATTAAAACAATAACTATGAAAGAATTATATGAAAAGCTCTTAGAACTACTAGGAGGAATTGAGGAAATACGATACATTGATTTAGATGCTGGTCAACTGCAAGTAGAGCAACCGCCAATAAGTTATCCAGCTGTTCTTATAAAACTGTCTGAAAGCTCACAAGAAATAAATCATGTACACAGAACTATTACTGGACATATAGAGCTTACTGTAATAGACAAATATATAAGCGAGACTCATAGCTTAGCACCCGAGCAAGTGAGGGAAAGAGGCTTGAAGTATTTAGAGCTTAACGAAAAGATAGATAAAGCTTTGCAAGGCTATAAAGACAAGAGGTTTGAACCTTTTAGCAATCTAAGCAAAGAAGATAGACAGATCAGAACTGGTCTGAAAACCACCGTTCAAAAGTGGGAGACTGCGTGGAAAAACGTGCCGTCCAGTTAAGATATGGATACCACTTTTGAAGTTGACTAACGTTTATTTGTCTCACTTTTAGCAACTCGACAATGTGATTAACCTTAAGGAGATTATCGTATACAGTAGCCTTAGAAATATAAAACTCCTCTTCCAGAAGTTTTAAACAACGATCAGTCTGTAGACCTACAATGGAATTGTAAAAATAGAACCTTGCAGCCAACTCATTGTTCCGCTTATTGATAAGCCGAGAAGATCTTCCTTTTATTTGTACGCTATCAGAATATTTCATGTCATAAAAATAAACATTCCCTACCTGTCATGCAAGTAGAAATTGATTACCTTTATAGTTTCGAGTTACATATTATATTTGTCAGTAGAATCTAATTTAGATGAATTATAATGATAGAAGTGAATTACAACGATGATAGCCTAAGTAAATATTATGATAAATTTCTATTTAAATTTACAATATGTGAAACTTTTGAAGAGTTTATTGTGGTAAATAACGTGTGGCAGGAAAATAGACATCAAAAAGGAAGTTTTCATGATTTTATGTATAGTTTACCTTTGTATCAGTCTAATATTGAATTTTCCAGAGAAGATTTAGAACGAGATTACAATACAGCTTTTAGCGCATTACAACAATACCAGATATGGGAGGATTACAAGAGAAATCAAGATATATTACCTTTTTTACAGTTTGACTGTGTTATGGATGAGTCTGCTAATGAACTAGATTATGCTCTAAATATGAAAACAATAGCCATTAACGACCCTATTTTGAATACTATATTCCCACCTAACTATTACGGAGATAGAACTACTACTAGACGTTTACGAAAAGCAAATGAAATCTTAGACTTTAACTCTTTACCAAAAATTAAAAAAGCCTTTGCAAATAATGTTGGTAAGGCTTTCGTTATAGATCGTAAAGATTTTTTTATAGTACCTAATACAACTAAAAATATCAACAGAGTAAAACGTTATTACAGAAAGTATCAGAACGACAATAAACGATGCAGATGGTTTAAGTAAAAAACCACTCATAATTGAGTGGTTTAAACTTATAGACTCTAGTTAATTTGAAGAAGAAATTACATTCTTTTATAAGTTTGTACGGCAAGAAGTTCCCTTCCGTCTTCGTACCAATCATCAAGATACTTAATATATAAAGTATCACCTTTCAACTCGTAATCTACAACTTCTGTTTCACCACCCAGACTGACTTCAATTCTACCACCTGATAATAGCCTGTAATTGACTCTATACTGCGAAACTTCACAATCCCACCATTCGGTGAAAATTATAACTGAATCATCAATGAACTCCATTGAGTCTGTACCACACTCATCAATATATAAATCATCTGGTACTACACCGTCCACAGTAAAAGAAACTTCCTTCCACTTTCCAATTAAAGAATCTGAATGCGACGTATTATCATCTGAAGAGCAAGCTACAAATAGAATAGTTAAACAAATAAAAAGTAATTTTCTCATCATCTATTTTTTTAAGAATTATTAAACAAACATAAAAAAAACCGCTCAATTACGAACGGTTTAATAAACATCTATTGTGCTGCTAATTCCCGAACGATTGCTTTCCAATGTTCTGGCAGTCCAGTAGCTACTTCTTTCCAGCGTTCCAGTCCTATTGTTTTGGCGATCCCAACGTTGTTGTTGATTCTATTTCTATTGCTTTTTAAAAGCGCTATGTGCTGTCGTGTAGCGTTCATTGCCTTAAAGGCTTTTGTTTCTTGTATTTTCATATCTCTAAGCTTATTTCTTCAATAGTCTGTTCAGGTGTTGGGTACATTTCGGGTTTTAAACAATAAATCATTTCGTTTTCAATTTTAGTTCCTACTGATAATCCGCCCAGCAGGTAACAGCGGTTTTGTGCTATTTGCCCTATCAACATTTGTGGTAAATTGAAGCCTTGTGCAAGGGCAAACAGACACAAAGCCACAAAACGTTATAGGGCATTTAAAGAAGACTTTTTCTCAGACTTTAACCTGTACTGGAGTTTCTCCAGCCTTCTATCTATTGCACCTATTTCTTGGTCATATTCAATGACTGTCCATATTTGTGTTGTTATTTTTCGTTGAAAAACAGCCATTTCTTTTCTTTTTTCAAGTTTTTGTATTTCTTCAGTTGTTGTCATTATATAATGAACGCCCTATAACATTACATACACAAAAGCGGGGCGAAGTGCTTAATATGTATGTTCGGGTTATTGAAGTCCCGCCTTCGTGTATGCTTTTAACGTTGGCGGTAATTCAAACCACCGACACGTTTTCCAATTCAATTTTGCGTTTCAATTTTGAAATCAACTCAGGCCAATCGCTGACTGCATTTTCAATAAGTTCATTCAATATGAAGCAATCACGATCTTCCAGTAAATTAAGATTGACAGTTACACCATCATCCAACCAATAATCTATTTCCTGAGAAGAAGTATGAAGTACACCTACTATGCTAATCAAATTACCGCAATTATCACAATAACAAAAGTTGTCCTTTTCGGGACAGCTTTCTTCTGTCATTAGTACTTTTACGACGTCCTTGAACCTTTCCTTAGAGCAATTACTATCAATCTCATTAGGTGATTGCTTTAGTTTTAGTTCGTATTCATCAACCACCTCGTCTATGCAGTCATCGCAATAAGAGTTATGTCCGTCAATTTCCGTTACCTGATCACCATCTTCATCAACTCCTATCAAGTAATTAAGACCGTATTTATCGTTATTGTCCTCGAATTTTTCTGCTCTAATTTTGATTTCGTTAAATATTTCTATAAAGGCTTTTGTATCTTGTATTTTCATACCTCTAAGCTTAATTGGTTAAACTTCATTGTTCTTGAGCTACTAGCCAATAACTCCAAGCCTTTACGCTTGGTGAACCAAGCTGGATTGGTATTGCCAAATAGCCAAATCTTGACCGCTAAGGTTTCTAAAGCATTTAGTTTTTTTGCCGATTGATTTGCTCCAGTACTACTATTAGTAGCTCTATGATAATCATTAACTGAATAGTACTCTACTTCATCAACCACAATCATGCGCACAGGAATATCATTAATAAAAACATTGCCATAAGGAATATTACGAGCATCGATATAATCTTTATTAACCGATGTGCGATTCATACTATAATACCCCTTTTTACGTAAAGTAGGCAGAACTTCGTCCATTACCCAACTTTCAAATTTCTGAGCCGACTCTAATTCAGAGTGAATAATCAAACGAAATACATCGCCTTCTGAAATAACATTCATTTTTTGACGACCACCTTTTGTAAGGATGTAACGTTTCGTTACCCCCTTGCAATGGTCTTTTAAAGCTTTTCGTGGATTCCTATATCCCAGTGTTTTAGCAACATCTGAGCCTACAAAATAAACATTACCGTTTTCAATAAGTGTACGGACTTGATTTTGACTTTCAGCAAACTGGAAAGTCATTACTTCATTGTTTAAAGTTTCTTTTTGTGAATGTAGCATAATGTATGATTTTAGTTTATTGTTAATTTAGTTATCGTTAAAACAGTCTATACTCATGGTTATAGACTTATTAATATATACTTAGTAGTTTTTAATTATCACTTAGGCCGTCTACTATTAAACCCTCTTGCACCATCTTTTACTATTCTGCGTACGTTGGAACTAACATTAAAAGTTTGATCGCTTTGTCTGTCTCTGTGTTCTCGTAGTGTGCTGTCTACTGCTACGGCGAAGCGTTCTTCTAGGTATTCTCTAAAGAAGGTAAGCACCTTGGCTATACTTATGCTTTCGTAAAATTCGCCAAATTCTCCGCTTATGATCCGCTTGAATAACAAGGCAAGCTCCGACACCTTAAGCATATAAAACTCTTCTACTATATGAACAGCACAGAGCTCTATTTGCACCTCGCTAAGGGGTTTGTTTAGGTTTAGCATATCGTTTAAATATATAAGCCAAAGCGAAATATAAGCTTCTGTAAACTCCTTGCTTTTCTCGCGGTGGAAAGTTCCTATAGTTGGTGCTTCGGTGCTCATAGCTTCCTGTATGGTGCGAAGCTTAAAAGATTGCTTCATACAATTACTGGGTGCGTAGACGCTCAGTAATTTTTCGTTTGAAATCGTCGCTATAGCTTGTTTTTGTGTTGCTAGGTTTTTTGACATTTTCTATAATTCTATTAATGTTACTATTGATGTACTTTAAATCGGCATTGCGCTGATGGAACTTGTCTAGCTTATTCCAGTTAGACAATAGTTGTTGCCAAATGGCCAACGCATCGGCTGATGTACCACTTATTTTTTTTAAGTAAGCAATGAGCTGTTTTAAGTGTCTGCCTTCTGTAGCATTGAAGCGTGGCTCTATTCCATAATGCGCATGGTAGAAGTTATGCCAAACGGCTACAAACTCCTGATAGGTAGTTTTGGGCTTTGGCTCTGGCTTGGTGTAGGTTATTCTTTGGTCGAAAGTATCGATGTAGAAGTCTATATCTTTTTCTTGCACTGGTATGATTTGCCCGATGTGTTTGAAATCATCGGTTTCTAAAAACCCAGACATTCGCTCCAGTCTAAAGAATCGACCATTTCTATACGTTACTCTAAATCTTACATTTTGCTTGATGATATGTAGTATGTAGTGTTTCATTCTATCTTACTATTTCTAATTGATGTATCCTTTCTGCCTGTAGCTCAATAAGCTCCCATTGTAGGTCCAGCATATAATCATTGTGAATTACTATTATCACTAAACACACTATTATCATTGCAAGTAAAATTATTACCATGCTTTTAAAATCTCCTTTATTCATTGTGTTGTCTTTATATCTAGTTTCTCTATCTGCAGTAAAACATAGTCTTGTTTAAGGCCAGGCAAATCTTTATACACCTGTGTGATTTTTCGCCTAACTTGTCCGCCTGTATATCGCTTGGTGACACGGCTCCATTCGTTTAGGAAAAGCATATCGCCCACCTGATAATCTCTATCGTTCAGACGTACTTCTACTTTTTTAAATCCAGCTAGCACCTCCTTGTAGTACTTAGGGGCTATTTTTAGTTCATGTATTTTCATGTGCAATCGGTTTTAGGTTTTTCTAATTCTGCACCACAATCGGTGCAAACAACCTGCGTAGTTTCACAGTTAACACAAGTGGCTATTACTTGTATGCCTTGTATTTTGTGTTGGCAGTTGGTATTGCCCAAGCATTGATCGCTTGGGCAATAATCATTTTCTGGACGTAGGCAATAGCCATCAGACGTATAGTTACATTGCTTCATTTATAACGATGTTTTGCAATGCCTTCTAGAGCGATAATAATCTTCGAAAGTTCTTGCTTAGTCATTTCCTTTAAAGGCTTTTTAACTGGGCTTTTATCGCTCTTTAAAAAGTTTTGCAAGCGTTCTAAGTCTACTACTTCGCCATAACGACTGTGTGGCTTTGTCCATTGTGCCTGTCGGCACAGACTAAGGATCAATCTATGTTGATTATTTCCTTTATCGAAATAAGCCCAGTTTACTTTTGCCTTGGCTTTTGCTCTTGCTTTCCATTGTTCTTTAGATTCTATTGCTGTCATAATTTGTCATGTGTTTTATAAATCGTAAATAGCTACTGGATATTTGCCTTGGTACTCGCTAGCTATAAAGCCCTGGTGGTAACTGTAAAAAGCTATCTTCTCTTTGGAAGTTAGTTCCTGTTGCGATGTTGCTTCGCCGTTACGGCAAAGAACTTCTTTGCCGTTTACGTCGTACTTCTCATGATCTACTACTGGGGTTACTTTTATCTTACTCATCTTCTGGTAGTAAAATGGTTAGGTCCAATTCTCTACTAAAATCTACTGTGCTGATAGACAATGGTAGGTTTACGTCTATTCCAGAGGTATTTCTATATCCTGCCTTAATGTACCAGCTGGATCGTTTAGGCTGGTAAGCTGCTTCTATTATTTCCACGCCCTCTATGAAGTTTAGATCGTTAAACTCATTTGCCATCTGCTTTAGTTCCATTACACGTCGTGGATCAAGGTTGCCTTTAGAATCCATTCTTAAGAGTCGGTGAATTTGATTCACTAGCTTAGCAGTGGTTTCGTCTTTTATCTGGGAGTTTATAAACTCCTTGACCTTGGCAATTCCAATGTAAACACTATCATCATAGCCCACATTTACGTTAAAGCCTATGGTTAAGGTTTCGCCTTTGTCTGTGCTGAACGTGTGCGACTGCTGATTGGCTTTTACGCCATAGGCATCTATCTTTAACTCTGTAAGTGCCAGAATATCCTCAAACACGCTAGCTTTCACTTTTGACAGTTCTTTACTTACTTGTTCGAGCCTTTGGAATAGACCAGGAATAACTTCATTTGATAGTTCTTTGTACTGATCTCTAAGGTCTCTCTTTTCTTCTCTTCTTCTTGCAAGTTCTGCTTGCAAGTCTTTTTCGCTTAATTGGCTTAAATCTTTCATTTTGTTGTTTTTTTTATAGTTGATATAATTCAAATTCATCTAATGGCACGTAGTCGTGGTATTCTATGCATTGTATCACCTCGAAGGTGCGTAGTTCTTTATCGTCTTGGAACTCTTCCAAACTCTGCAAATGATCTAGCGCCTTTGTCTGTGCTTGCTCTGGATTGTCGCCAGTTCTATAGCCAACGAATATTTTACTAATCCCTTGGCAAGTAACTTCTATGCCTATTCTGTATGTTATCATTGTAACCAGGTTGTTATTTTGTTTTCTATGGATTCTGGAACGCTATAAGGCTCCATTGTTGGATAATCGCTTAAGGAGTTTAGCAGGTACGCTTTTTCTTGGTGAACAAGCCAGCGCTCTTCTGTGCTTAATCGTCCGTTTTTCTTAAGAGCTTTAGTGAGCCTATATATTCTAAGTTGGGTTTGGGCTTCTGTCATGATTGTTGCTGTTTTAGGTCGTTGTAATCTTTCCATACCGTTGCATAATCTGGATGCTCGGGGTTTTCCTTTAACCAATTGGCTAATTGCGCTTGCTTAGTTAAGGTAGGTTTGAGTGTTGAAGTCTTCATGTTTTAGCTGTTTAGTGGTTTTCTTTCTTATTTCGTTTTGCACAGGTGCCAAGATCAAGCTGTGCATACTTACCATATATGCCTTGTAGCGTTCGTTTAACTCCTGTGGACTGCACTGGCGTTGATATGGTTCTAGATCGTGCATAAACTGCCATTCTATTTTAGTGAGTTCTGTGTTGAACCATCTGTTTAGAATGCCATTTGCCATTAGCTGTTGCCATTCTCTTGTGCTCATAGACTTTGCCTCGCACCAGCGTAACCAAAGTTCTAAGCGAAGATTTTCGTACTGTGCTTCCGTTGTCTTCAAAAAACTGACTATCATCATGTGTTTGTTTGTTTATTTTAAACTCATTCTATACTCATCTGCGCCTTGCTGCCAGATTATGTATGGCTGGCCACCGCCGTAACGCCCATTAGCTTGTGCTACGAAACCTTCTACAAATATTTTTATGAAAGCATCATATCGCACACGCTTAGCCACTCTTCCTTCGGGTTGTTTGCCCTCGGCATGGCTGATCCATATGAAAAGTTTGTTTGGAAACTTCTCTATAAGCTTTTTGTACTGCGTGAAGTTGATCCCTAGGTACTGTAAGCTATCTGTTATTATAATGTTGGGGCTTTTGTGTCGTTTTAATCGACTAACAAGTGCCTCGTAATTATCCTGTATGATAAAGAACCTACTGCTGCATTCGTGCATGTTGTTACGCTTGCAAGCTAATGCTAGTGAGTGCGAGTTGCCTTCTTCAAGCGAGTTATACGCCACTCTTTCGTGCTGTGCTAATGTTTTTGCAAGTTTCAACGCATAGTCCGTTTTTCCGTTACTGGAAGCGCCCCAGATTATCCAACTTCCTTTGATTTCTGGATTGCCCAGATGGTCCTGGAAGGCATTGGGCAATTCAAGTATTTCACGCTTAGTATTGTAAAGTTCATGTACACTAATTCCTCGCATTTACTTGTCTTTTTTCCACCTCTATTCTAATTCGTTCTAGTGATCCACCGCTCTTGGCATACATTTCCTTTATGTCCTTCACGCCATTGGCATGAGAGACTAGAGCAAATTGTTTGCGCATGAACTCTTCGCTCAGGTCTTTGCCTTGTGGCGA